CAACAGGAGGGGACTACAAGGATTTATCTCACGGTCATTCCTTAACAATCAACCCAACAGGCGGCACCGAAACCCGCCCCAAAAACATCGCGCTGCTCTACTGCATCAAATTCTAAGGAACGCCCCGCAGAAGACACCGCAACGCAATCCCCGCACTCTCACACCCGCAACCGCAACCAATAAATCACCATGTCTCAATTTTTACACGGCGTCGAAGTTCAGGAAATTACCGGCGGACCACGCCCGATCAAAACCGTTTCCTCATCCGTCATCGGCCTTGTCGGCACAGGCACAGCGCACGCGGATTTCCCGCTCAACACGCCCGTCCTCGTCACATCCCCCACGGGAGTCTCGACCAAGCTCGGCGCGAGCACATTCCTCGGCAAGGCCATTGAAGCAATCTACGCACAGACTGGCGCGGTTGTCGTCGTCGTGCGTTGCGCGACTGCAGCGGATGTTGCTGGAAGCTCCAGCCTGCTCACTGGCGTCCACGCCCTGCGCAAAGCACAGGCGGAACTCAATGTCACGCCTCGCTTGATCGTTGCTGAAGGCGCTTACGAAACGACCACGATTGACGATGTGAAAATCGTCGCCTCCGCTCTCCGGGCGGTTGCAATCGCTGGACTCGTTTCGAGCGTGGCGGCAATCGACACCGCCACCGAAGCTTCTGCATGGGTCACAGCCAACGGCAACGACCGCATTTATGGCATCTGGCCAGCCGTGAACGGCGGCGAAGACCCAGCGCCATATGTCGCTGGTGTCATGGCCCGCATCGATAACGAGCGTGGCTTTTGGTGGTCACCCTCCAACAACGAAGTTTCCGGTATCGAGAAGATCGATAAGTCGGTTGATTTCGTGCTGGGTGACACCTCCTCGCTGGCCAACGTGCTGAACCTCGGCAATGTCGCCACCTTCATCCGCAGCGGTGGGTTCCGCCTCTGGGGCAACCAGACCGGCAGCACGGACATAAAATACCAATTCGTCAATGTCCGCCGCACAGCGGATTTGATTTTCGACTCACTCCAACGCGCCCACCTCTGGGCAGTGGACCGCCTCATCAGCAAGACCTACCTCGAAGATGTCACCGAGAGCGTCAACGCATACCTCGCCAGCCTCAAGAACCAAGGCGCAATCCTTGGTGGCAAATGCTGGGCAGACCCAGATTTGAACACCCCGGCGAACATCCAACTCGGCAAGGTGTTTTTTAATTTCGATTTCACACCGCCTTACCCAGCCGAGCACATCACTTTCCGAGGCGAACTGACCAACGAATACCTCAAAGAAATCATCAACTAAAAAAAGACCATGGCAACCGCATCGAACATCCTCAAAAATTTCAACCTCTACGTTGACGGGCGCGGCTTCGCAGGCGTCGTCGACGAGCTGCAACTCCCGACTCTCGACCTCGTGGTCGAAGATTTCCGCGCTGGCGGTATGGACGCCTCCGTGGCCGTCGAAATGGGACAGGAGAAACTTGAAGCCTCCTTCGTCCTCTCAGGCTACGAGGAAAATGTCCTGAATCTTTGGGGCATGGGCCAAGGCCAGACCGTGCCACTCGTGGCCCGTGGCGCTCTTGAAAGCCTCGATGGCGCAGTGACGCCCGTGGTCGTTTACATGAACGGCACGATCCGCTCGATGAAACCCGGCGCATGGAAAGCTGGCGAGAAATCAACCATCAGTTTCACGATGGATTTGCGCTCTTACAAATACACGCAGGCCGGACGGACCATCCACGACATCGACATTCCAAACATGGTTCGCATCGTGAACGGAGTGGACCGCCTCGCAGCACAGCGCAACGCAATCGGCATCTAATCCAGCGCAAAAATGGCGAGCAAAAAATCCACCGTCGAAATCGAACTCGATTTCCCGATCAAAATCGAAGGAGTCGAATGCCGGCGCCTCACCCTCCGCAGGCCGAAGGTTGGCGACATGCTGGCGGCTGAAGAAGGAAGCAAAGGACAGAGTGAACAAGAGACAGAGATTCTCGCCTTTGCCAACCTCTGCATGGTGACGCCCGTGGAAATCCGCGACCTCGATCTGGGCGACTACAAGAAGCTCCAGAAAGCCTTTTCCGGTTTTTTAGGCTGACGCGGGAGGACGCCATGCGCGGAACTCTCGCACTGGCCAGCCATACCGGATGGAGCCTCGCAGAGATCAGCGCAATGACCGCCGAGGAGCTTGTGGACTGGTGCGGGAAACTTCCTAAATAATCATGGCGACCGAGAAAAAATTCAAAGCAACAATCGAGATCGGCGGGGCCGTGGCAGGCTCGCTGAAATCGTCGTTTGCAGCGGTCACGGGAAACACCAAGATTCTCGGCGCTTCGATGTCGAAGCTAAGAACGCGCATGAAGGAAGTCGGTGCGGCGATGAAAGAATCCGGCGCGGATACCGTCACCCTCGGCAAGGAGCTTGCAAACTTACAACGCAAAGCCGACGCCACTCGCAAAGTCATGGACTCATGGGGCAAAATAAAGCCCATCGGCGACAACTTTCAGACCGTTCTCAAGCGCACCGCTGGCGGCTTCGTCGCCATCGGCGCAGCAGCCGCCGCAGCAAGTGCTGCCGTGTGGAAACTCGGAACCGGCTTTGGTAACTTCGCCGACTCCGCAGCGGAAGGCGCGGCAACACTCGGAACGGATGCAAACTTCCTCCTCTCCGTGCGATATGCCGCCAGCCAAGTCGGAGCCTCCGCCGAAATGGCCGACAAGGCTCTGTCAGAACTAAACATCCGCATGGTCGAAGCGGGCGAAGACGGCAACAAGACCGGCGAAGCACTCAGCGAGCTTGGCCTCGACATCGGCAAGCTCCAAAAAATGGACACCGCCTCGCAGTTCGCCACGATCTCACAGGCGTTCAGCAAATACACCGGAAGCGTCAACAAGGCCAAAATCGCCACTGAGATTTTCGGCAAAGCCGGGCGCAAAATCCCGAACCTCCTCAACCTCGGCAAGGAAGGTCTGCAAGGCTACGCGCAAGCCGCGCAAGATGCGGGCTATCTTCTCAGCGATTCCGACATGCTCATGGGCGATGCGTTCGACGAGGCCATGGGACAATTCAACCTCGCCCTGCAAGGCTCACAAAACATCATCGGGCGCGAACTCCTGCCCGTCCTGACCGAGTTGATGACCTCTCTCGGCTCATTCATCCGCGAGAACGCGCCCAACATCAAAGCCGTGGCCCAAGAGTTCGGCGGCTGGCTCAAAACCAACGGCCCGATCATCGGCACACAGATCCGCGACATGGCCAAGAGCCTGGTCGAAATGGGCAAGGCTGCAGGGCCATTCATCGAATCTGTCGGAGGCGTGAAAGCCATTCTGACCGGCATTGCAACGATTGCCTTTCTGCCAACCATCGCCGCCGTAGCATCGCTTGGCGCTTCTTTCATCACCGCCGTTCCTGCGGTAATCAAACTGACAACGGGCCTCTGGGGCATGGCTGCGGGAGCCACGGGAATCATCCCGGCAATCGGAGGAGCAGCAACCGCACTCTGGGGCATGGCAACCGCAGGATGGGCCGCAATCGCGCCGTTGCTGCCAGCCATAGCCATCGGAGCGGCAATCATTGGCGGTCTAACACTCCTCGCGCTTGGAATTAAAAATGTCGTCGAAAACTGGGACTCATACTCAGCGAAACTTTATGAGGTTTGGGACATAACCAAGGTTTTCAGCGGAGGCATCTACGACTCGATAGCCGGAGCGTTCGACCGCCTCACAAGCAAGATCGGTGCGTGGTTCTCATGGGTGCGCGAAAAATTCGTTGGCCTCGGAAGCTCAATCAAAGGCGTCTTCACCGGCGGCGACGCCCCCGCACCGATTGACGGCGCACGCGCATCCGGTGGCCCCGTGTCCGCTGGCAAAAACTACCTCGTAGGAGAGCGCGGTCCCGAAATCTTTTCACCCTCATCATCCGGGTCGATCATCCCCAACCACCGCGCAGGCGGCAGCGTGAGCAACGACAACCGCACGATCACCATCAACATCACCGCCAGCCCCGGCATGAACGAGCGCACCCTTGCCGACCTCGTGCTCGCCCGCCTCGATGGACGCCAAGCCGCCCTCGCTGGTGGAGCACTCTACGACTAACGACTATGGCCAACGACACCATGCTCGCGCTCGGCGCTTTCCGGTTCAGCATTTCGACTGCCGCATATCAGCAGCTTGAGCGACAAAGCTCCTACAAGTGGGAAGAGGTCGAACGATTCGGCCAAGCCCCGCTCATGCAGTATTGCGGCTACGACTCGGAGACCATCAGCCTGCAAGGAACGATCCTCCCCGAATACAAAGGCGGACTGGGACAGATGTCGCAAATGCGCGTCCAAGCATCGCTCGGCATCGCCCTGCCGCTCGTAACAGGCACGGGCAACTATTACGGCCTCTGGGTCGTCGAATCGATCAACGAGGCCCAAGAAGTTTTCTGGAGCAACGGCCAACCCCGCAAAATCGATTTCCAGATCAACCTTAAAAAATACGCCGAGGTCACGCTGAAGATCGGGCCGTTCAACGTGTCAGCCTCCGGGCTTTTGGGATCACTGCAATGAATGTCTACAA